TTACATCGCCATAATTTATAGATAGTTTGAATGGTGGTGTTGTAGTACCAATACCTACATTACCTGTAGCTGCAACAGTCATTAAAGCCGTACGACCAGCAGTGCCACCGTTGTAAATAGCCAAGCCATCAGCATCGCCAACAGTAATACGACCTAAACCTGTAACGTAGTCAACGATTGTGCCGTCAACAAAGGAGTTACCAAAGTCACCCTCGGCTAAATAACCACCAGTAGCCCTGATGTCACCAATAACGGTTGGGTCTTGGGAGATGCCTTGGTAAGTCGTAATTAAACTTGTGTACTCAACCCAAATGTTGTTTGTGCCAGAAAGCGGAGCGCTAGAAAATGTAATTGCATTACCAGCTACGGTAAAAGCATCGTTTGGGTTCTGAATAACGTTATCAATAGCAACAATCACCTGCGCTACAGAAGCAACAGGGCGAGATAAAGTAAACGTTACAGTAACGCCGTTACCATTGAAGTAATCAATGGCGGGTGTAAACCCTTGGTTCTCAACAGTATTTCCGATGTATGCCATGTTAGGTCGCAGTCAAAGCAGAAACCCAGCAGTCACAAGAAGTGGCTGTGCTAGAAACAACAGTTAACGAATCACTAGCTTTTAGTACAACACGGTTGCCTTGAATCGCCTCAAGAGAGCCACCAACAGGCACGGTAGCTTGATATACCAAGTAGTAGTTAACAGAGCTGCGGGTAATATAAGCGCTAACTGTAATTGGCGATACACCTGTATTAGATAGGATAAGGCTTGAGACCGCAACAGTACCAGAAGCAATGCTTGATATAGCAGTTGAGCCAGACGTGCTGACGTTCTTTACTGCATAGGAATTGTTTGCATAAGTTGGCATATTAACCCATCATAAATGATAAAAAGTACGCATCGTCCGCTGTGGCTGCCGTGTTTGCTGACCAGACTGGAGCTGTACCGTTTGATGTAAGGATAAACCCATTGGTGCCAATACCCAGTTTAGACAGCGCAGTACCAGAAGTGTAATAGGGTAAATCACCAGCAGTATAGGAAGTAAGCCCAGTACCACCATAAGTCGTAACAATCGCAGTAGCATTCCAAGTTCCTGAAGAAACGGTTCCCAACGCTGACACATTATTAGAAGCATCAAGGTTTACGGACTTCTCGGCTGGGTAGGTAATAAATACGTTCTGTGTGCCAGAACTAAAGTTAACTATCGTGCCACCACCGCTAGACTCTAAAATAGTGTTACGAGCTAATTGGTTTGGCGAAGTAAACGTACCAATACCAACTTCCCAGTTAGCCCCGCCTAGATCAGCAATGGTGTAGTAAGTCGTATTCCCGCTAGTTAAAGCAGTATTAAACGACTGATACCCAAGCGAAGCGCCAAGAAGGGTAACTGTGCCTGTGCCAGGAGCCGAGGCAGTTTCTAGTACCCTGTCTTTTAATTCAAGAGGCATTTAAACCTCCTTAGCCAGCAGCCGACAGCGTGTAGGTAACGTTGATTGTGTCGCCAGAAGTAACCGTTTTAGAACCAGCCGTAAATGCACCGATACTAAACAAAGTGCCTGTGGTGTTATCAATCGCAGTAGAACCACCTACGTTAATGAACGCGCCCCATACAGTACCAGAGCCAGTCATGCTAAACACGACAGCGGCACTCGTTGACAGGACGGATGGATTCGCCGTTGTTGCTGCTGAGAAACTTGGAGTTTTACGGGTTCCAGAGTAGGTTGGGGCATTAGCACCGCCCACTTCAAACCAGCCAGCATGGCTACCTTGAGTATCAGCATAAGCAGGAGTAAACGTACCAGAACCATTAGCGCCTCCTAAGCCCATAACGATAGCACCGCCACCAGTATTTCCAAAGTAAGAATCCATTATGTTCTTACGACCAACGTTGGTTGTAAGGTTGGGGATCGTGTCGCTCCACTTAAGGTTTCCCTCGGAATCAAAACACTCTGCTAAATAAACGCCTTCAAGACCAACAGTCTCGGCTGAACCGCCACCATAGGAAGCACTAGCTCCGAAGCTATCGCCTAATTTTGTAATTTCAGAACTCATAAATACTCCTAAGAAAGTCTAATAATGGCGTCAGATGCTGTCGCCGTTGGGAAAGTTACCGTAAAGGTATTGGACGCGGTTTTATCTGCCCCAAAATTAAGCACGGCAACAGCAGCTCCAGTGGTGCTATTATAGATTAAAGCCCCCCTAGTCGTAAAGCTCGCTGGGTTCCAAGTCACGTTCGCAAAGGATATATAAGCCGTAACACCACTAGACGCTGGTCTTTGGGAAATAGTTAAAACCTTGCCCGTTGCCGTATACCCCGTACCTACTACCTCACCCACAGTTGTATAAGCCAAAGTTGTTTCATCTAAGTCGGCGTTGGCTGTATATAGGGCTATCTTATAGGTGTAGGGGGTTCCAACTGCAAAGTTCTCTAAAGCGCTTAAGCAGTTTTGTTTGAAGATGGTGCATTGACCTTGTGTAATCATGGATTAACCGGGATTTTAGCTTGCCCGTCCCTGTATGCGTCACCACGTTCCAGACCAGTTCCCAAACGATTAAGCTGCATAAGCGCCTCGGTATACTTGTCTTCGTAGTACTTAACTAAATCAGCCTCGCCCTTCATAAACAGCATTGCTTCACGCATAGCACCATACAAAAGCACGGGGTCATAATTGTCGCCAAGCCAGCTAGTGCCTTCAGCGTTATTAATTAAACGAACGGTTACTGAAAACCCAGAACCTGTGCCCCCAATATATGAAGAAGCCGCTGTAAGACTATCGTTAACTGCATAAAATTGACCGCCGTTGTTAATGGTTACAGTAGTAACAGTATTACCAGCAACAGTAATAGTAGCCGTGGCTCCAGAACCCTGACCGCCTGTTAATGGGACGTTAGGGTACACACCATTAGTGTAAGAAGAACCACCAGTAGGGGTGTTGTAGCTAGAAATAGCGCCTTGCACAATAGACACTGGGTAGTAGAAATAATGCAGCTCTACGTTATAGCTAGAATCTGGTGTTGGCCCTAGAATAAAAGAGAGCTCGTTAGTGTTAGTGTACTGAGAACCAAACAATGCGTAATACTTAGGTAGTCCAGTAGATGTCGGCGTTGGGTAGGCTTCACGAATGAAGTTTACGTCTTTATTAAGTAGGTACTTGTATGAACCATCTGTATCAATAACCGCCATTGAATAAGTAGACAGATAATCATTTGGGCAAGATAAATACTTATTGCTAGCTGTAGCAGTACCTGTCACGTTTTTACGTAACGAAGGGATTTGAACTGAATTATAGATACGCTCTTCGGCTTCTTGAACAAAAGTCGAGATGTTAGATACAAACAGCGACTCTGTATTTTCAGAATAGTCCTGTATTGCTTGGTACAGTTGTACGTAGTTCATTCGGGTTTACCCTACTAAGCCATTGGCCCACGAGATGTATAGCCTTTAGTCGCAGCGCCATTACCACGTTGCTTAATACCAGAAGTCTTAACTTCATCTTTTTGGCTTTTAAACACTTGGCTGCCAACAGACATTTTAACTGCGTCTACTGCGTTACCTGGTTTAACAACACAATCTTTAACTGAGGTCATAACTTTACCATCCATAGTGTGTGGTGCTGCATATACAGCAGCGGAGCCTACTTCTTTACCGCCTTGTTTCATAGAAAACTTAGCCATGATTAACGGCCTCTTTGAGCAGCTAATTTAGCCAAACCACGACCCATAGACTTCATGTTAGCGTTTTTCTTGCCAACAGTATGTTTGATTGGACCGTTGTCGATCTTAGCTGTAGGACCTGAATTACCAAGGTTCTTACCCTCAGTTTTGCCTTTTTTGGCGACGCCATCTGCGTTTGATTTGTACATTTTAAACTCCTTAAGTTGTTGATATTGTTACTGTACCTACTTGTCCTAATGCAATCAAGTTGTTAGGTGTTAAAACCGAATCAAATTGACTTGCCCCACCCACTGGAGCAAAACCCCACTGTATTTGCCTACTACCGTCTGCGGTGTACCCTGACTCATCAAATGCTACTGAAGAGCCCGCTTCCGTCTGTAACCCAGTTAAACCCGAGGAGTAGT